CCAATTCTTCAAACGACCAATACTCTGGCCAGACTGGATCACCACTCGGCATAATTGCAGGAAAAGAAATTTGTTTCCATTTATCTGCCTTGGGTTCCTTTTGCGCTTTAATCAAACGACCGGTTAGATCGTCTTCGGCCCATCGAGTCATAACTAATACAATCGAACCTCCAGGCTGTAAACGTTGTCTGGGTCCTGATGTATACCAATCATATGCACGCGCCATGGCCCCCTCGGACAGAGAGTCTTGTTCAGTGTGTGGGTCATCTATAATTAAAAGATCCGCACCACGTCCCGTGATTGCTCCTCCTACACCGGCGGCGAAGTATTCGCCTCCATGATTAGTTTCCCACTTCCCTTTGGCCTTAGCGTCTTCTCGAAGTCTAACATCTCCAAAAATTTGTGCATACTCAGGAGAAGCTAATAGGTTTCTAACTTTACTACCAAATCGGGTAGCTAATTCTGTATTGTGAGATACTTGCATTAATTTCATTTTAGGATTTCTTCCCATTAACCACGCAGGAAAAAATACAGATGCAAATTCCGATTTTGTATGTCTGGGAGGCATGTTAACAATTAGTCTACCTTTGCGTTCCTTTGCAATTTTCGTATATTCATTAGCAATAATTTGATGATGTCCCCAATCTTCCTGCTTATCTGTTTTTTTAAAAATAAATTCAGGCCAAACTTCTCTAACAAAGTATAAAAAATTATCTTGGCAGAGCTTAATATGCTCGATCCATATCTTTTCTACCTTGTTTCTTAGCTGTTCTATTGTTAATAAATCCGTATTCATGGCTCTAGATATTTGAAATTTTTAAAATTTTTTGTAAAGGAGTCCCATATCGTTTTACACCCCCATGCGTCTGTGTTTCTTGCTTAAAGACACGCCGACGTTGTTCAACTCGTGGTTGTGTACGTGTTCCATATATAGCGTTCATCAATCTTATTTGTACTACATATTGAGCCTTCCTTCAACTGAAGGCGTGGGCTTGGCAAGTGGTCAGGTGGTTGAGATGGAAGGAAGTAGCTGTTGTTGTGGTTGGCGTGGCGTGGCGTTGTTAAACGCCACGCTATTTATTTAATCGTTGGGCAATATTTGTTTGATGACTGGTTTTAAGTTATTAATAATCTTTGTCTTTAATTCATTAACAACTGGGTCATCTGGATATTCTAACATTATTTCCTCAACTGCACTCTCAACCATTTTATAAAGTATTTGATAATTAATCTTCTTCTCTATAACTTGGTTAAGTGTAGGGCGTTCAACTTCACGCCCTACATTATTGTTTGTTGTTAGTTCAGTTCCTAACAATGTAATTAAACTATTGGGCACTAACTATCTCAATAGGTTTAATATCTACTTTGATTTCAATACTACTACTATCTACCAAATAACTAGCATATAGTTTTGGGTTCTGCTCTTTGAATTTAGCAAGATTAAATCTCTTACTATTTCTACTTACTCGTTGAGCAATACCCTCATACTTATCTAAACCAACTAACATAATGGCGTTGAGTTTTTCAAAGTAAGGAAGTATTTCAATCTTAATTAAATCTTTTTGTTTAGTTAAAGATTTAATCTGGTTTTTTATTAAACCATAGTTAAGAATAGTCATTTTAACTTTTTTGTCTATTCTTAAACTAGGTTTAGTTTTTGTTGTTGTCATAAACACTCCTTTGTTTTTATTTAGACTTGCTCAATCTATATCTTATCTAAATAAGACACAAGAAATATTTACACTTATTTAATAATACAACTTATGGTTGTATAAGTATTTAATTCAAAAGAATTTCTACCCCCCGTGTAGCACTATCCATAGTTTAATGAACGCCAACTCAACTCGGCACGAGCCGAGCCGAGACGTGCCATTAGTGTACAGTCCTATCGTTACGCTGATACAAAAACAAATTCGAGAATCGCCCAACCGACACATCAGCTTTGGTGCGTTGGTAGTCGCCACCCCCACTCAACTTATCATCTTCAATGTCTTTCATTGTCATAATGTTGTGCGTAGGGTCAGATGTACAAATGAGTAACCTCTCCTTTTTGTCTGGGTGTTCCGACGGCATGCCGTCTCTATCTCTGTCGTAGGGCTTTTCTTGTTTAACCACCCACGTTTCCGAGAGGAACGAGTAGTACCGAGCATTAGTATCGTCCAAGACGCCCTTGATGATTGGCACAGTAATATCTTTAGAAAATGAGTTCGTGAACTCACAAACAATATGAAGACACCCGTAGCGTCCTTTGGTCTTATCATCAACAATTAAATCTGCCTTGTCTCCCATTTCGAGAAACGAATCAAAGCGTGCCGACCACTTCTTTCTATCGTATGGAATTATAAACATAGCTGGCGTCTCTTTCTTTTCCTTTTTTGCAAACTGAAATAAATCGATTGCCGTAAAACACCCATACGAGTGTAAGTCGTTAATACTTTCCATTTTTTTTTTCATAGGAACGAGACGCATATAACGTATAGGTATGCTTTTACGTACTTCATCTTTAAAATCTTCAAAGTCCATATTTTCTCCTTTTTTTTGGTGTTGGTAATAAACGCGAGGATTTTAACATCATCTGCACTCGTTAACCTATTAGATGAAAACCAACACCACCCTTGTCTTATCATATCCCAACCCTAATGCAAGAACAAAATTTTCTTCAAAACCATACGCTTCTTCCAGCAGAGCTACCTGCCCGTGCTGGGACTGGGATCCAGAGTCCTGTAGTTTAAAGACGCGCGCGCCCGAGCCGAGCGAGCCGAGAAACGAGGACCTAGAACATGGAACAAATTAGTGCAATGGCAAGAATGGTGAATGCAGGGAACCGAAACAACAGAAAAATTAAACCGAAGAATATGATTCCCATCAGGCTGCCTCCCGTGCCTGCAGCAGCTCCTGGGCCCGGACCTCAACCGCCCACCATACGAGGCTGTTTTTCAGCTGCCGAAGCGAGCCGGCATCCTTGCAAACCTGTGCCATTTTGTCGACCAGCTTGAGGCCTTCGTTGTCTGCGTAATCTTCTAACAGCTGCCAGATTTCTTCCTCATGTTCATCGTGAAACGCTACCGTCTCGTTGTAATAAATTAAACCGGGGACTCCGCCCTGGCATCCGTGGTTCGCAGTGTCTTTGATCAAGGTGCTGCCGTTACCTTCTTCTTTCTCTTCAGCGAGAAGCCATTCTTTTATTTGCATAGCTTCTCCAATTTCTTTGTTTGAATTGAGAGCTTCAAGTACTCACTCTTGCCATCCGTTCCCATTCGATCCAGCTCCCACTGTAGGTTCCCAACATGTTGCGAAACCTGCTGCACGACCTTTTGAATCTCTTCCATCTTCGCTATTTCTTGCATTCCTTCATTCATTATTCCTCCAATACGTTAACACCCACCAGCCAGGCTTCCACTCTCGCTTCGTCCCGGCTGTGATGGTGGCAATGTGATAGTTAATCCATCAATATCGCATATGCATGCCCCCGTGAGTTCAGGTATATATATCCCATCCAAATGGGAAGTCAAGGCTTCTTTTGAATTATTTTCCCCCACAGGACTTCAGGACTGGGTAGCAGCGTACCTGCAGCTCCAGCACTGTTTAGTTGAAGGCGCGACCCACGTAGCTTATCCGAGAACGAGGCGAGGCGACAGGTGAGCTGGAGTGAGTCTGCATGCAGGTGGCATCCGTCTGAATTTAGTTTAAAGAAGAAAGGCGCGAGGGACGAGGCGAGACGAGACGAGGAATCAGTTACTAGTCCAATTTAGTCTTGCGACTTATATCCCCTAGTATACTGATTCCAAGTGCGCGAAGACTGATCCGAATAACTCCGTCGCTTCGCGCATTAATCCGTGTATTTATTATACCCTTAGGGATTTTGGATTAATCATAAACATAAGATATCGTGGGATAATAGTCAAGTCTTATTTTCCCGATGCCCACGCTGCACCAGCTCCCTGCGGGAGGAAGAGCCCGGTGCATAGTTTAACGGCGCGAGGGACGAGAACGAGGCGAGGCGAGGCGAGGCGACAGGCTGCAGGAGCTGCCATCCCGGATCCGTGTAGTTTAGTTAACGACGGCGCGAGGGAAACGAGGCGAGAACGAGGCGAGAACCAGCAGGGTTCAGGATGCAGCTCCCAGGGCCCGATGCATTAGTTCACGTAAACCAGCTTCGTTATCCGAGGCAACCGAGACGAGGCCCACGGCTCCCGACCCTTCCACCCTTAGAAGTTTCAGGGCTCGGTGCTTGACCCCCGAGCCCAAGATATACGTTGTTCCCCCATTTTTCAAATGAGTCAAATGCCAGTTGATTTGCCACTTGCTAATACCGTAATTCTTGAGATCGTTTGCTTTAAGTTCCAACCAAATAGAACGCCCTTTATATAAAATATAAACATCAGGAATTCCGTTGATAGTGTTAGATTCTATGCGAAAAATTTGTGCTTTTAGTTTAAGATTTTTTATTCTTTTCCAGAGCTTAGATTCTCTGTTTAGAGCCATCTAATTTAGGTCAAGATTTTAAACTAAGCTTTGCAGGAGCTGCGCCAGGCTTATCTTCCAAAACCGTTATTTCCATATCTTCCGGCACAATATTTAATGGAATATCTGTCAAAACATTACCTGAAACCGAAATTCTCTCACATTTAGCCTTAAATGGAGCAACATAGTGGGTCAATGTAGACGGAAAAACAAACATATCCTTAGCTTTGGGAAAATAAGATTGAAAAGTAATATACTCACTATTCCCCTCTCCATAAGTAAATACAATACTGCCTGGGCCAGTTGAAGTACCCACATAATTTTTATTTTCCTGTTGTAATGCTTCGGGTATATCAAGATATATTACGAAAGAATACCGCTCACTATGATTGTGAGGAGGGTTATACTCATTTTCTTTTTGATAGTTGATCCACAAGGATTTAAGAAAATATTTATTATCATCTGGTGCAGATACTTTACTGTTGCG